CCGCGTTCCGGTCCGCCTGCCCCGCCGCATGGTTCACCTCGATCAGCGTCAGTCGATTTTCAGGAGGTGGCCGAAATAGGCGTCGCAGATGAACTCGCCCACGTACTCCTGCACGCGGAACACGTCGCTCTGCGTCTGCTCCTCGCGATACTGAACGACGGTCTCCAGGCCGTTGACCAGCACGCCGGCCGGGCCCGTCCAGCGGACCGTCCGGCCCAGGCCGGGCATCGCCAGCGAGCCGTTCTGACGTTTGAAGATCAGGGCGTAGTCGTCGGACCAGATATCCGATGCGCTGAACGTCTGGCCTTCCAGGGCGGAGTCGTAGACCCCGTCGGCCACGAAGATGTTGCGGAGGTCCAGGATCTCGGCGATGTACTGTTTCCAGACGCTCGCGGTGAGTACCTGCGGATTGCTTGAGAACTTGCCGAGGATCGCCGTGTTGTGCTTGAGGTTCTTGTACGTCACCGGCCCGATGACGATCGAATCCGCCACCATGCCCGTATTCCTGCGGATCACCTCGACCGCGGCCTCCACGTGGCCGAGGACATCGGAAGCGGCGGCGTCCCAGGGGGCAGCGCTCACGTCGGTGTACAGGCTGCCGCCGGCCCAGGTCGTCGTATTGAAGATCGCCGCGGCGGCCCGAATCTCCTTGGCCATCTGCATGTGCGTCTTGACCACTTGAACGGTCTCGACCTCGGGACTGTAATCGTCCACGAAGCGTGCGCGATCCTTGTCCGTGAGCTGCCCTTCGAGGCCGTAATCCGCCGTGGTGTAACTCTTGTCCTCGCTGCCGAGAGTCACCCGGCCGAACATGGCGCCGTTGGCGTGCCGGTTGTCCACGGTCCGGGCGTTCTCGCGAGTGATCACGCTGATCGTGGCGGCCTCCTGGGGCACGTCGAGGACGGGAAGGACCTGCTCGGCCACGAAGTTCATGCCGTCCGGACTGAACTCGTGAAAGGCGACGCCCAGATCGGCTCTCGGCGTGCTCCGCGTTGCTTGTTGAATAGGCATTTTAGATCTCCTTTTTCATTGCCCCGTTTTCGGGATTCGGTCCGGGCAAAAGAAAAGCGGCAATCAGATGATCAGGCACCTGATTGCCGCTTTATCTTTCGTGGTGTCTCGCCCCGGGTTTGGACCCCAGCGCGAGCCCGGTTATTCGATTGTCATCAGATCGATCAGGCGGTGCCCTGCGCCACGCGGATCCAGTCCACGGTGACGGTGAAATCGTCGGCGTGGCCCGCCTTGAGGGCGATCGTCGGCACCAGGATCAGGCCCGCCGGGAAATCGGCGACCGCGATATCGATCGCCGTCATCGCCGTGCCGGACAGAACGCCGTTGAGATAGCCCTGAACGGTGGTCCCGTCGTAGTGCATCCCGACGGTGAAATAGGTGTCCGCCGCCTGCGTCACGTAGTCATCGTCGTGCTCGTTCTGCGCCTGGCCCGTCGTGTCGTAGATGAGGTCGACCTTGTCGCCGTCGGCCTCCTTGGCCTGGAACCCGATCGAGCCTTCCGTCTGAAGGGTCGCGCCATCGACGATCAGATCGCCCGTCGGAAACGCCGCGCCCAACATCAGGCCGGCGAACCATCCGCACTTGGCGTCGGTGATCACCGACTGCTTGATGCGAATCTCGAAGGCCCACGGGGCCCCGCCCGACACCGTGATCGGGCAACCGGCCCACTGTATCTCGGCCGCCTCGTTGTCCGCCGTGGTGAACAGCTTCACCACGCCCTCTCCGGCGACACCGGGGAAAACGATGATCGTCGAGGAGGCGTCCTTGAAAACGCTGTCGGGGAGTTTCTCGCCGTGCGTGAAGTCCTCGTCGAGGAACGATCCGGTGAACGCATTCGCGCGCATCCCGCAGAGATTGAAATTCTTCCAGATGGCGTCCGTGGGCATCGCCGTGACGGCTCGCCCGCGAAGCGAATTGCCCACCATCTCCAGGGCGGAGCTGTCGGTCTCGACTTTCACCTGCGCAGCTTCCACGATGTCGTGCGGCGCCGTCGCCGCCTCCAGGGCGTAATACAGAGGCGACCCGACCACGGTGTCATCCACCTCGCCGTCGGCGGCCCCATAGAGCGTAGCGCCCACGGCAAAAGCCCCGGCCGCTCTCACTTTGCACGTGCCGCCGTGCTCGTGCATCCGGATGCACGCCATAGCCCCGCTGGCTTTGTATTCCTGCACGACGCCGATGCCCGCCTGTCCGGCGCCGGCATAGATCACCGTGGCGCCGGAAACCTTGACGCGGCAAAAAGCCTCGATCGCTTCGCCGGTCAGCATGCTGATCGGGCTGTCTTGTTGTCTGGCCATTTTTTATCTCCTGTTTCAGAATTTCGTTCATGCGCGTTCAATTGACTTGGCGACCCCGTGATTCGAGGATCGTCACCTGCTCGGGGACACGCGGCCGGCCGCCTTGCCCCTGCCGTGCACGGTAAGGCCCCGCTGGCTCTCGGCGTCGAGGAACCTCTGATGCAGGGCGGGGTCCTTCGCAGCCAGCCGCTTCGTCGCCTCCGTGACGCTGATCTTCTTTTCCTCCGCGAGGTCGCGGGCCTGCTCCATGAAGTCGCCGCCGGCACCGTCCGCGGCGCTGTCGTGATACGGCAGGCCGGGCGAGCCGGGAGGGGTTGCGGCCGCTTTGGCCTGCAGCCGGTCGCAGTACTGGGCCTTGGCCTCCGTCACGGTCCAGCCCGCTTGACTCGCCTCCATCGCAAAGGCGGGGTCCTTCGCGAACGCCTTATTGATCTCGGCAATCCTCTGCCGCTCCGTCGCGACCGCCTGCTCGGCGGTCGGCTGCTCAACTTTCGGTGGTTCCATAATCGTTTCTCCTTGTTTGCCGTTATTGGGTTCGGCGGCAGTTGCGCCGGTCAATCCATCGATCAATCCCAGGGCCAGCGCCGCCGGGGCCAGCCATACGCGGCCCGTCGCCAGCGGCCGGACCTGCTCGGCCGTCATCCGGCGGCCGGTCGATACCTGCTGAATGAAATGCTCTGCGATCTGGTCCACCACCTCCTGCTCGGCGGCGATCTGGTTCTCCGAGATCGGGGCCCCGGGCACGCCCATGCCCTTATGCTCGCCGGAGCGAATGACGATGGTCCGCACCCCGGCGTCCTCGAACATTTTGCTCCAGTCCCTATAGACCATATAGACGCCGATACTGCCGACCTCCGCATTGCGGCCGGCGGAGATCGACCGGGCCGACGTCGCCAGCCAGTAGGCCGCGCTGGCCGCCAGGTCCTCCACGACCGCCGTCACGGGCTTGGCCTGCGCCGCCGCCCGGATCGCGTCCGCCGCCTCCATCCCGCCGGCGACCTGGCCGCCCGGCGAATCGATCCGCAACTCGATCCGCTCGACCCTCGGGTCCGAGACGGCCAAAGCGACCATCTGGCGTATCTCATCGTAGCCCGTCGCCTCGATCTCAAAGTACCGGACCCAGCCCGGCACGGTCTTGAGCAGCACCCCGTTGATCGGGATGGTCGCCACGCCGCCTGAAATCGATAGCGGCAATGGATGGGCGACCTCGATCTTCGCCAGCAATTCTCCCACCTGAACCGACATGCAGCGTTTTTCGAATATATCGTAGGCCCGCTCTTCCATGGCCCACGGTTGTGAAAATAACAATTGATATTCCATCCGCAATCTATCCATCTTTATTCTCCTGGGCGTCGGATGCGGTATCATCCTCGGTCTTGTCGCTCGATTTCTCCACCACCGCCTTGGGGACCTCCAGGCCGCAGAAGAGCTGCCAGGGGACCTCGACGCCGGTCTTGGCTTCGATTTCCTTGGCCCTCGTGATCGCATCGATCACTTCGCCCTGCCGGGCCATCACAACGTCGTCACGATCCAGATTGAGCTCTTTGAGGACGTGGGCATGGGTCGTCAGACACCGGTCGATCTTGACCCCGTGCGCCATCGCCTCCTTGAGCTGGTCGATCCACGGGAACGCCGGCTTGATCCATTCCGTAGCGACCTCCGCCGGATCGCCGCCGTAGTCGGCCTCTCGCAGCAATGCCGGCAACCGCCATTCGAACAGCGGCTGGTAGTAGCAGTCTTCCTCACCCTGCTGCCAGTCACAGAAGGTCTGATACGCCTGCTCCAGGACAGCGCGGCTCTGACTGTAATTGGCGTTGGACCAGTCCAACAGGATCAGCTCCAGCGGCATCCCGATCGGCAGCCCCAAGAGCCTGAGAAATGTCGATAGAGACTCCGTGAAGTTCTCGCCGGGGATATTCCGTGAGATCCCCTCCGCTTTGTCGCCCGGCCTGCCGTGAAAGACGATCGCGTAGTCGAGTTCGATCAGCCGGGACGCGATATCGGCGGAACTATCCGCTGCGGGTTTGTTCGGATCGGCAACACTCTCACCGTATGCCTTGGTCTCGGCCTGGTCCCTCGTGATCGATATGGCGAGCCGGCTGAGCATCTGCCATGCGACGGCCTCGCTGTCACAGACATCGTTGATCCGGTGAATCATGGCGAACGAACTCTGCAAAATGGGTTCACCGCGCGTCTGGCTGGGCCTGCCGGGGGTCGTGAAGAACAGAAAATCCTTCGCCTCGATTTTCTGCCGGCTGGTCGGCGAAATCCGCCCCTGCTTTCCGTAAGGACAGACGGAATATGAGACCGGCTTGCCGTCGCCGTCGAGCTCGATCCCGGTCTGCACCTGGTTGCCTGTGGCGATCTGCTCGGCCTCGATATACTGGACCAACCCTTCCGTCCGTTTGATGCAGCCGGTGTCCCCGCAGAGCATCGCCTCGCGGCATACCATCGCCGCCGCTCGCGATCCGGTCAGCAGTCCCCGGACATCAGGCCGTTTATGCCATTTCCGCCAAGCGGCCTCGATCCGCTGCGCCATGTCCCGGTCCGGCATCAGGACCCGCAGACCGAAACCCCGCCCGACGATGTAGGAAACCGCCCGGTCGATAATCCCCCGGTAAATCGCATTGTCGCGATAAAAGGCCCGGCTCTGATTGATCAGGTTGGCCCGGTCGTATTCGAGGTGCAGATCGGCGGAGCCCGCCGGATAGGAGCGGCCGTCCCGCGTCGCCACCCGGGCCGAACGGTAGCCGAGCGCGGTGTACTTGCCGTGGCCGCCGCTGACCTCCAGCTCGTCGGCTTTGTCGAGCGAACGGGTTGGCATGCGGACTTCCGTCATAGATCGTTGATCGCCTTGGCCCGCGTGAAACTCGTGCGGGG